GGATGCGATCATAGGCAGCTACTTCTCGATGTTCAGCCGGCGCGAATGCGAGGTAGAGCCCTATAAGATACCACCCACCTGGCCCACGTTTATTTGCATGGACTACGGCGAACACAACGCGACCTGGGCGGGCATCATAGCCGTCGATTACGATGACGATATATGGGTGGTAGATGAGTATTACCGGGAGGGTGCCGGCGGCGCCGATCATGCGCGAGGCATCAAGGCGATGATAGACAACTGCCCCTATGTGACCGAGAGGCCGCGGCTCAACCTGGCGCCGGCGGATATGTGGACTAAGCGGGCGCCGGGCGAGGCGAGTCAGGCGCTGGCGCCCAAGGACAGCTTCGAGGCTATCGGTCTCCACCTGACGCGGGCCAACAGCGCCCGGGTGAACGGATGGCGCAATATAAAGGATCTAATGTATGCGGGGCGGCTCAAGTTTTTTAAGGGGCGGACGGACCAAGTGGTGCAGAGTCTTTCGACGGTCCAGCGCGACCCGAAGGATCCCGAAGACGTTCTCAAGGGTGGTAACGATCACCCTGCTGACGGGCTGCGTTATGGCATTAATCACACGTATAAGGCGCGTAAGGCGCCCACCAAGCCAGACGGCGATGGGCAGCGACTTCTGGACCTGTTAGGCAATGACGATGAACCCAAATATAGGTATGCGGGATGAATAAGCAGCAGTTGGTATTCTGGAAGTCAGAGCGTGAGATGTTGGATCGCCTATACCGAGATCGGATGCGCGATTGGCAGCGCCTGACGGACCTCTACGACCTCAAGTTCGACCAGCGGATACGCGACCTCGACCCGCAAGATTTGGTGCGGGTGAGCCGCTTCTATCCGATTGTCAGGCAGATCGTCAGCACCATCGCCTTTAGGTATCCCAAGCAGTTCTTCATCATCGAAGATGAAGAGGGCGACGATGTGGCCGAGCTGCTCGAGCGGGCGTCTGCGGCGTTCATGCAGCTTGCTAACGTCAAGGACCATGTCCACCAGGCAATATTTGACGCGCTCTTTACGGGTGTAGGCTGGCTGCGGCTCGACTTCAACCCACCCGGCGACAGTATGGTGGCGCCGTATGTGACCAACGACGATATGGCCGAGGACATGGTTAGCGTTAGTAGGGTAGCGCCCGGGTTTGTCCATGTGGATCCCACCGCGGCGCCGCATCGCCTCGGCACGGCGCGGTATATACGAGAGCGTATGTGGGTGCCGCTGAAGTTTTTGAAGGACGATCCCGAGATACAGCAGAAGAAGCAGCTCAAGGCGACCTCGGTAGGCTCGGACGATGAGCTGGCGTTTGGCGAGGTCATGGGGGTGCAGACCGACACCGAAGAGATGCAAGCGCTCAAAGAAAGCGTAGACAACGGCGACTTCGTCCTGGTGGATCGCATCCACGATAGGATCAACCGCAAGCTGATCATGTTCGCGGATAACGTAGACGAGCCGATCCTCGAGAAGGAGCATCCGTTCGTCAAGATGAGTTTCCCGCAGATGGTTAATAGCATAGGCCAGTTGATCTTCGAGGAAGACGAGACCGGCCAGCTCACCGAGCCGGTGCTGGACCTCGAGGCGGGAGAGCCGGCAGCGGGATTCTTGGTTGAGAGCGGCTTCCCTTTTGTGCCGATCAAGTTCGATATGAATGCGAGTAGCTACTACCCGCAGCCGCAGATGGCGTATCTCGAAGACATCCAAAACGGCATTATCGAACAGGTTAGCCGGCGGGCCGACATACTCAAGCGCACCGCCCGCCAGGGTGTAGTCAACGAGTCTGAAGCGCTGGCCAACCCCGATCTACTCGAGCGACTACGCAAGGGGAGGGACGGCGAGTTTCAGACGATGCAAGACATCAACGGCATCAAGCAGCTCGACTTCGCCAGTGTGCCGGCGGACCTATACCGCCATGAGCAGAGCCTGTTGGCGTATGAGGACCAGATCGCGGCGGTGCAGCCGCCTACCGCCGGCGAGGCCGATAGCGCCACCGAGGCGGCAGTGGTGGCGGCAGCAGCGCAGCTCAATGGCAACTGGATGGAGAGCAAGGTAGCCGGCGCCTACGAGCTGGTAGTGCGTAACGCATTCCAGGTCATGGGCGACCCGAGGTATACACCGGAGAACTTCGCCATCAACATAGCACCGGACGGTCAGAGCATGATGGTGCGGGCGCTACGCAACAGCGATTTCTTGTGGAATTACCGCATCCACACCCGGGTGGGCTCGACGCAGCCGCTCTTCGAGCAGCTCGAGCAAGACCGCTTCCTGGCGTTTTACGACAGAGCCGCTAACCGGCCCAATTTCGACCAGATGGAACTCGACAAGGCTATGGCGGCGGCGTTCGACATTGTCGACATCGAGAAGCTGATGGTCACAGACAACAACGTCGAGGCGCAGCGGGCGGCACAGCTCGAGAATGACCGATTTGTGCAGGGCGTCGATACCGAGGTCTTAGAAGGCCAGGATCACAACACCCACGCCGAGATACACGCGACCTACCGGGAGAATCCGATCTACCAGCAGCTTATGCAGGGGGCTCAGATGGTTGGTCCTACCGGGCAGCCGCTCAATATGCAAGCGGCGCAGCAGATGCAGATGATCGACCAAATGGTAATGGCTCATGTACAGTCGCATCAAGAGATGTTGGCGGCAGAGGAGCAGGGCGCCGCGGGTAGGCCGTCCGGTGGCGGCGGCGGGTCGGTAGGTGCCGAGGATCTATTAGGACAGGTGCAATCGAACGCGCAGAAGACAGCCCAGGCCACCCAGGTCGAGGCGAACGAGATGGTAAGGGGGAGTTGAGATGATAGAAAAATTGGTAAGGGGGAGTTGAGATGATAGAAAAATTGGTAAGGGGGAGTTGAGATGGCAAAAGAGAAGGTAGCGGCGAAGCTCAAGGCTAAAGCCAAGGGTAAGACGCCGGCGGCCAAGACCGATAGCGCCATTTTGGGCGACATCGTATCTCGGGCAAGGCCGGCGAATGCGGGCGATGTAGCAGTCTATATCGTGACGGCGCCCGATTTTGAGATACTCAAGCAGTTAGCGGGAGAGGTATAGGCGGATGGCCCGTAGTGCCGTTTTTGACTCATTAGCGCCCCTGGTGGACTACCTCAAGGGGGATAGCAAGGTATCGCTATCGACGTTGGCAGACTACCTGACTACTGAGGATGAAAACCGCCAGGTATCGTTATCGGGGTTGGTAGATGCGGCGCGGCAAGCCTATCGCCCTCAAAGCAGCTACGGCCAAGATGTAGTAAAGCCTACGATGGATTTTGCCATAGACAAGATGGCGCCCAAGATAGGCGAGATGGCAACGGCAACGCCGGCGGGCCTCGGCGCCATAGTGAGTGAGGATGTGCCGGCGGCGGTGGATATGGCGGATCCATTGGCGTTATCGTCTACGCAACGCCAGGGAGCTGGCCGGCAAGCGGGTGCCGCGGTGCGCGAGGGTATCAGTGGGTTGGCGGATCTTATAGGGCAAGAAGGACCGATGGAGGTTGCCACCCGGGGGCTGCGGGCTGCTGGCGAAGGTATTGGCCAGCAAATAGACGAGCGGGGCTTTGCGGCTTTTTTGGGACCGGAGAACCTTATTCCCGGGGGTAAGTTTCTGGCGGCGCTCGGTATGGCGGCGCCGGCGATGGGCAAGGTGGGGAAAGTGGCTGCGGCTGCGGCAACTCCTGGTCGGATGGACTTGAAAGTATTCAAGCATCCAACAAAAGGCCCAACGCAGCGATCAATAACGGAAACGAACCTTAGAGAATTATCACAAGACGATGCTATAGCGGCCTCGATAAAAGGCGTTCATCTCAAGCGAGACAAGACAGGTCAGTATGTAGGGGCTCCGAGAGGCGTCAATACGCCGGCGAAGTTAAACGCATTGCGCGAAAGCTATGACAGGCAACTGGAGGACGCCGCCCTGGGCGCCGATTGGTATAACCGTTCAAGGCAGGGCAACATCGAGGTGACAGGCGACCCAATGGCGCCCTCGAACCTACAGCCAAAGATGACCAAAGGCGATGTGGTTGCTGATACGTGGGGCATGACCTCGGCCCAGCGGACACCCGAGGTCAATTTAGGTGTAGCCACTAAGATGATAAACCAAGCCGCGGTAGGTAAGCCATCGTTGACTGGCACCATGCCGGCAATCAATAAGAAAATAGAAGATACCCTGCTTGGGGGAGTACGGCAGACCGAGGATCTGCAAAAATTAGGCGTTTTTGGTACGAATATTAACCCGAATGTTCCTTATGCGACTACCGGCGTCAATGACATATGGCATGCCCGCGCATGGGGGTATAAAGAAGTGGACGGCTCTATTTGGAATAGCGGACTAAGCCCAGCGCAACACGCTTTCTTAGATGGTGAAACGATGCTGGCGGTCCATCGAGCTAATGTAAGACAAATAAACGGCAAAACCGATTGGAACGCGGCCACCGCTCAAGCGGCGCCGTGGGTCGAGGGTAAGGCGAAAGGTTTAATAGACAGAAAAGCCACCACCATAATTGAGGCAGCACAGAAGGCGAAAGCCAAGGATCGTTCGGTGACTGTTCCCACCTGGCAACAGGCGATGGACATTGTAACCAACGAGCGAGGCTACGACATCGACGCAGCCCGCGCTGAAGCAGCGAAGACGTATACTGACTTCTTCGATAAGCATACCGCTTTTGCCAATTACGAAGCGATACCGGGCGACAAGACCGGTCATTTGCCGGCGATGTTAGAAGCGGGCGACGATATAAAAGAGGAATTTACTGAGGCGCTTACTTCTGTAGATCCTCAAGGGCGCGACCTCTTCTACGATGCGCTCGGCATACAGACGCGCTCAACGCAGCCAACGCAGGGATTCTATCGCAACGAGGCCGGCGGCATCGAGGCTAACCCAGGGCGAGTAGCTCGACCACTGGTGGGTATAGATCCTACGGCGCCAACGGGCCGCGCTATGGATCAACCGAGCGCGGATATTATGGAAGGCGTAGAGACCCTCAGAGCGGTTATGCTGGGCCAGGAGGGCATAGGCTACCATAAGCCTTTCCCACGGTCCTCGGGCGCCAAAGCGGGCGCCACAGGGTCGCTGAGAGTCGCGTTGCCGAGTCGCCCTACGCCCGATCAGTTGGGTGAGTTAAACAAGGTATTGACCAGCGATGAATTTGCCGATTTGCCGTATCAGAGCGCTGCCGACATCCTGGTCGATACGGGCGATGGCATTACGATGATTAACCTGGGCGATGACTTTGGGCCGGCGGTAGTTAAGGCGGGTGATCAGAAAAAGATGGTGGACCGGCTGCAACCCCACCTGGAAAGAATCTTCGGCAAGATGGGTGCATTTGAGCCCGCGTTTGCCCACGGCTCTCTTACTCCAGGGTTGTCTGATATAAAATACGCGGGGCAAGGCACTTCAGTGCAAGCGGTCAAGGACGCACTGACTAAAACTGATGCACCCAGGCTTATCGAGATCCTCGACAGTCCACAGGTGCAAAAAGAGGCGGGGCGGATTATAGATGTCTACGAGACTTTTAGCCAGCAGTTGGGTACGCCGCAGCGCGATGACTTGATCAACTGGCTGACGCTGATTCGGGACGGGCGGGGCAGGGAATCTCTCGACCTCATAGGAAAGATCGCCCTGCCCGCCGGCGCCGGCTTAATACTAACGCAACTCTTTACGAGCGAAACGTCGAATGAATTGTAGAAGGGTAGTTCCACCTCTCGGCTTCTTCCTCGGTGATGTAGCCGAGGGCGGGGGTGAAGGATCGAAAGAGCCCGTTGGGCGAAGCCCATCGACCCAGGCCATTGCGCGTATAGTGCGGGCCACCAAAAGCCGTTTCCGTTTCGGGAAAATCTTCCGAGTCGGGAATGATCTCGTAAACGGCGTCGAAGTTCTCCACCCTCTCAGGCGGCGTCTTAGGTTTTTCGAGGGACATAGCTACTCTCCTTTTAGCGGTGAATGTTTAACGTGGGCCGCAAGCTGGAAGCAAATCGCCCACACATAGAATATACGAAATATAACGACGAAAGACAATTATAGATGCCGGTCTTCCACGACTACCGATGCAGCGACAGCGAGTGCGACCACCTGGTGCAAGACCATATGGTCGAGCGCAAGGCGGATATACAGCGCCAGATCGAATGCCCTAAATGCAAGGGGGCG